GTTTGGCTGTGATGTCGGGGCCGGCGGGAATAAAGAAGCTTACTTCATCGAAAAAGAGAATATAGTAAGTTACACTGAGAGTTCGGGTACGCTTACCGCGATAACCAAAGCAACCGGCAAAGTGTTTCGTAAATATCAGTTGGTGCTGGAAACATCCAACTGGACTGAAACTATCACAGGGAACCGGCAGAATGGTACAAACTTTTATGCTCAGGCTGGAACTGTAATTATCAACAAGCAACAGGTAGCGGTCCGTAATGAAATAATGTTACTTGCCAAAAACCAACTTGTTGCTGTTGTGAAAGACAATAACGGAACATACAAGTTGTACGGCCGTGATGATGGTCTTATGTTGCTTGGAGGTACTGCCGACACTGGTACAGCGTGGGGCGATCGTAATGGATATACGCTCAACTTCACCGGTAACGAAAGAGAACTGGCGCCGTTCGTATCTGATGCTGTCGTTGCCACTCTGCAAACACCTGGTTAATAAGTTGCATTATAGCTGAATAGCCGCTTTTGGAAACAAAACGCGGCTATTTCTATTTATAGTACGATGCTGCAATTCAAACAGGATGATACGGCCGCTGAAATGATATTGACGCTCACGGAGTTTGTGACGCTGGCAATGCCGTATTATCTGTTTGTATTCACTCATGTAGAGACGAAGAATATAGTCGCCTTTGTGAAAGCTGAGGCCGATGATGAGAGTGACTACCCGCAGCGGTACAATCAATTCATGATTAATGTCGCTACGGTTTTTGCAAATCAGCCTACCGGAGAATGGCACTACAAGGTATATGAGCAGGAGAGCAGCACTAATATAAATCCGGCTCTGGCTGGTAGTGTACTCGAATATGGCAAGCTGATACTTGACCGGGCGGCAGGGTTTACATACGATCAATATAAATCATCAACATCATACAAGGCATATAATGGATAGTAACGTAGTTCCAATGACTCAAAATAATGCCCAGGTAGTAGATACAACGCCGGAGTTCCTTGTATTGAAGTTTGCCGATAGTCGCATACCAGTATTTAAAGAGTCACGTAATAAGGATTACATTAAGTATGGCGATGATAACCTTTACCCCGATTACCTTACTTACCTGTTCAATAAATCAGCAAAGCACGGCGCTATCATTGGCGGCAAAGCCTTTTACATATTCGGGGAAGGATACGAGAACGGGGAGGTGGTAGTAAACCGGCTGGGTGAATCCCTAAATGACATTGCTAAGAAATCAATTCTGGACATTGAAATATATGGCGGGTTCCGCTGGGAAATAATCTGGAATGCCGCCCGAAAGGTTGCAGAGATCTACCACGTTGATTACACAACAATTCGTGTTGGTAAGAACGGCGGCTATTACTTTAAAGAGTGCTGGGACCAGAACAACAGGGATGAAGAATTATTCATACCAGCATTTAACCCTAGCTATCCAATCGGCTCACAGTTGTACGCATACAATGAGTACAGACCAAAGACCAGGTATTACCCATTACCAGAATATATTGGCAGCAATAACTTTATTGAGACTGATATTGAGATCAGTAAGTATTATCTCTCTGCTATCCGTAACGGGATGACACCAAGTAAAATGATTCAGTTTTTCAATGGTGAACCTACGGAGGATAAGAAGAGGGAGATTGAACACCGAATGGCAAAGAAGTTTGCAGGGGCTGAAAATGCTGGCAAATTCTTATTGGTATTCAATCAGGTGAACGCATCGAAATCAGTAGAGGTAAACGACCTGTCTGCTACTGACCTGGATAAGCACATGATTGAACTGAACAAGACCTGCCAGCAGGAGATATTCAGTGGCCATCGAGTGACCAGCCCCATGTTGTTCGGCATTAAGACCGAGGGACAGTTAGGAGGCAATACGGAACTGAAAGCATCGTACGAACTATTTCAGTCAACATACGCAAAGCCAAAAGCCAGTGCCTTTGATAAGGAACTGAATTATATTCTTTCGTATTCCACTCAACCTGGTAAATATGAGTTACGACCAACTGACCCGATCGGTCTACAGTTCGATGTAAAAGACGTACTCGATAAAATACCCATTGCATTCATTTTTGAAAAGCTCGGCATACCCAAAGATATGTGGCCCCCAGATGCCATGCCGGTTCCTCAGGCGGCGCCTACGCTTGATAGCGATGAGCCCGAGTTGCCAATAAATTCATTACTCACCAACCTTTCCGCAAAACAACTGCAACATGTTGAGCGGGTAGTAAGAAAATACAGTCAGGGTAAAATAACGGAGGCCATGGCTAAGATACTACTTCGGTCGGGCCTTGGCTTAAGCGACAATGAGATAAATCAAATCCTCGGCATTCAACCTGCTGCCATGTCTGCACAGGACGAGGAGGAAATGATAGCCGATGTGTTCGATGAATATGGTGACAGCCGGGAAGATTATGAAGTGATCAAGTCTAAAAAAGTCTGCTTCAGTTCTGATTTAGAGGCTGAAGAAGACGAAGCCATATTTATACAGGAGGCATTTAAAACATTGGATGTTACCAATACCGAACAGGCAATACTGGACCTGTTAAAGACAGATCCGAAAGCGACGCCTGAAGTTATTGCAGCCGCTATCAAGCAAACGAAGAAGTACGTCACATCAAAGCTGGCTAGCTTAGTAAAGCGCGGCATACTCGAACGGGCTACCGAAATGATAGGTGCCGATGAAATTATTTCTCACGTAATACCAGAGGCGGTTGACCTGGTTCCTCCAGTCGAGAAGGCGCCGGCCGTACAAGTGATGGTGAAGTATAGTTACGAGGTAAAACCGAATATCGGCCCTGCCGTTATTGCTACTACAAGACCTTTCTGTAAAAAGATGATTGAGCTGGACCGGTTGTACTCACGCGCAGAGATCGAGGCAATATCGTTGAGGTTAGGATATAGTGTATGGGATAGAAAAGGAGGATGGTGGGGCAAAAAGCCGGAGTGTCGCCATCGCTGGGTAAGCAATATCGTAGTCAAAAAGAAGTAATTATGAGCAAAAATATATTACTCATATCAGTTGACATGCTCAAAGAACGGACAGACATCCACGACAATGTCGATCCTAAGCTCATTTATCCTCATATAAAGTATGTGCAGGATGCCTTTATCAAGCCGGTACTAGGTACAGCTCTCTTTGACAAACTACAAACTCTAATAGATGCCGGAACGATTACCGACGCCGGCAACATAGATTATAAATATTTGATCGACGAATACCTTATCGATACACTCATCTGGTATGTGAAATCGGAACTACAGGTTGATATCAGTTTTCAAACATGGAATAAAGGCGTGGTTCGAAAAGTGGGCGAGAATACAGATATGCCGTCCATGAGCGAACTGATTGATCTTGCTGGCAGGTACAAAAACAAAGGGGAGTACTACGCAAATCGAATGAAGTTATTCCTGATTGATCAAAGTTCCCGTCTGCAAAAATATACTGAGTATACAAACGCAGGAAGTACAGTAGACACTATAACGCCAGAGCAAAGAAATTTTACTATGCCAATTCATCTTGACGATGATTGCAAGGACAACCCATGGTGCAATCCTGGCGGATTTAATGGCCAACCCTATCATGATTAATATGAAGAAGCCCAACAAAAAAAACGAGCAAAAACTTAAGCTGTATTTAAGTAAAGCCAATGACACTAAACCAAATAGTCAAACGCATAGAAACGCTGGCACTGGGTCACAAACAAGTCAGAACGTTCAAAAAGGGATTCGTAACTGATTTTTTTGCCGACAAGAGTGTACAGTACCCGGCCGTTTGCCTGCAATTTGTGAGCGGGAATATCAGCCTCGGCAGCCATCAGTCATCACTAAGTTACCGGATGTTCCTCGCCGATCTAAGTCATGTAAGCGAAGACACGAGTACTAACGAGCAGGACGTGCAAAGTGATATGTTAAGTGTTGCGATGGACCTGCTGGCGCAAATGAATCATGGCAATTACGACGACTGGAAAATTAGCGCAGATAATAACCTTACCCTCTTCGCGGAAAACGAAAATGACTTACAGGCTGGGTGCATAATTGACTTTACAGTCAGCTTCATGTTTTCTCAGAATGTATGTCAGATACCAACAACAGTTTAATTCAAGAATGATGAAATGGATATTAGCATTATTATTATTGGTTAGCGGGACAGCCTTTGCGCAAATTGGGCAAGGGGACGATAGTACAAAGTACATACGGTATCAATATCAATACGGTTCACGTATGCCGAGATTTTGGGCTGACAGTGCTCAGCATATTCCATACTACGACACAGCCAGGTTCAAGCCGCAAAAACCGGGAGCGATAATGATGCACATAGATGGTAAACTCTATAAATGGACAACGAGATGGCAGCCATTCGAAGGGGCTACTCAACTGACAGATAGTACATTTAAAGTAGGCAATGACACAATAACTATAAGGGGAACTGGTGGCGGTGGCGGCTCTTCCAATTTTTCAGGATTAAACGACGTAACGGTATCAAGCCCTAAGAACGGGCAGGTGCCTTATTACGATTCTGTAACAAGCAAATGGAAGAATGGCGACCCCGTATATGTTAATGTTAAGTGGTTTAAAGCAGTAGGTGACAGTACCACTGATGATCGGGCAGCTATTATGAAAGCACGAGATTATGTTTATCGTCATGGTGGCGTATTGTTTTTCCCCGCTGGTAAATATAGAATAAGTGATAGTATATTATTCCAATATCCTATTCGTATACAAGGCGTTGGAAAAAGCGGAGGACTGCACAATAACCAATCCGGCGGGGTGCTCGAAAAAGACCGGCTAGGTCCAATTCAAACAAGTACCGAAATAATCGTAACAGACGGCAAGAATGGTTTTGTTTTCGATAGGCAGTCTGATGAAACCAAAGCCCAGTTCACGGTTGAGAATCTTACTATGAGTAGTACGGTTGCCCCAGGAAGTGCTACAGGCGGCGCCTTCATCGTTGTACGTGGTATGATTCAGGGAACTGTTATTAGGGAGTGTACCTTTTATGGGGGCTACGTTCAGGTTGACATTCAATCAGGATATTACCAGTTAATAACTGGTTGCCATTTCTCCGCAGCGCAAATATGCTGCGTTAAATCTGGCAACAATATACGTACAGATACAGGAGATTTCACTATCACTGCATGTACTTTTAGTTCAGGCACATTCACTAGGACAGATACTACCAAGGCTGTATGGTGGCACAGTGGGGGCGGAATGCGTGTTATAAACAATAAATTCGATGCTTGTGAATTTAATAACGCATCAAATTTCTATTACGATATATATTGCGCAAATACGCTTGATCCTACCAGTGATATACTAATATCGCTAAACTCATTCGAAAACTGGTACGCGTCGGCAATATACATGCGCGGTATACAACCACCATACGTCCGCAACATTCATATAACATCAAATCAGTTCGCGCCTGTTAATTCTATATCGTCTGCTATAGACATAGACAGAATGGAACAGATCGTAATAAGCGATTTTGAATTTAGAGACTGGGGCGGCACTGTCGCAGCTCCTGCAATTAAAGTCACCAACAGCATAGATGTAACAATCGGCAAAGGAGAGTGGAGGGATTACGCATCCTTCATCGATATAACAGGAACAACTAACTGGCATACCGACTACATGCATGGTGGGGATGTTGCCATAGGTAGCAAGAACATTACTAACATAAGTGGTCAACCTACGGATAAATATACTACTTTGACGGTTAGAGGTCGCGCAACTACAGGCACATTCGGTAGTGGGTTGCTTGAACTTGCGAACCAACTGGGTGACGGGACCGGTATTGAGGGTGGAGTTGTTAACTTTGTGCATAACGGTAATACAACCAATAAGGCAATAGCATCAATAGTAGGCGTTACAGACGGGTCAACGACATCTAATCGTGGTGGTGCGGTAATATTTCTGCCTAAAACGGATGGTAGTTCAGCACGTAATGAACATTTAAGAGTGAGACAAACAGGAATAGCCTTACCTAATGACGATTATATAAATTGGGGTTCAACATACGGCAGTTCTGGATATGGGCTAAGAGATAATGCTGGCGCTATGGAATATAAGGACGCATCTGGTTCGTGGACGGCATTTAACTCGATAGTCGGTGGCGGCGCATCTGCGCACGGCCCTGCAAGTCGCATACAGATTT